AACACCGATGTTCTTATTGAATAACTGTACATCCGCTGCGCTGGTGTAATCATTAATGATTCGATAATCGCCAATGTTTTCATTGATAGCCTTGGCTAGATTCTCATCACGACGAATCAAATCATCTAAAACTTTATTTAAGCGATCATACTCTTCTACAGTAGGAAGATGATCCTCAATCTTTACGCCCTGACCCCAGGCAATGTTGTTATATCTTTGCTCTACTGGGTCAAGCACTTGACGAGCGCGATCGATTTCATCAGCAATCGAGGCTCTAGTCTTAACTAGACGATCGTATGAGTTCTTGTCACCCGCTGCAGCAGCAATGATATCTGCTACTTCATCATAGGTTTGTGCTTCGCCAGTAACGTCTGCTAGGAATGTACGGTTTGTTGTACGACGGACAAAGACATCATCATAGTTTTGAATTGAATCGCCCTGGGTCAAACGCTGTGCAATAGTACCCATTGGGGTTTCTCTGCCGATTTTACCGCCAGACTTTAACCACAAGCCGTGTGTATCTAGTTCAGAACGTAGGCGAACTACATCTTCAGCGCTAGTAATGGGACGATCAAGTCCTAAAAGTTTTCCAAACTTAAACGCTTTACCAATTATTACGCCTGGATCGATGTACCAGTTGAGTGCACCATCAAGACCGCCAGTAAATATCTTACCTACAATCTCTTGCTCAAATGCAATCTTACGATCGTCTGGATTTGCGATGTTAAAACTTGTCTCAAGGAAACGAGGAAGTGGGGCACCCATCTCTTCGAGTTGAGGTGTTACGCCAAGTTGTTCTGCAGCACCACCAATATATGCTGCATAAGCCTGGGCTGGAGATACTTCTTTAGCCAAGTTCCAAGCCTTAATAAGGTCATAGCCTTCACCTGAAATAGCCTGAGCGTTAGCAAGAACTGGTGTAGTGACAACACGGCTAATTTTTGGATATGCCCATTGGTAAAAATCTGTAGCAGCCTGAAGAACATCATCAACTGCTGTGGCTACACCGATTGTTTCCATCGGTTTTGCTGCAACATCAACTACAGTACTAACAGCCTTGTTAGCAACTCTTTCTACTTTAGCCTTTTCTGCTCTTACTTTCTTATCAAGTGATTCAACTATAGGAGCAGGGGCTGTGGGCGCGATGCGAGCCTGAGCCATTCCAGAGCCAAGACCAAATGCTGCCTGAATTGGAGCAGCAACTGCCTTAGATAAAGCATCCGAAATTGTATCTTTAAGAGAGTCCCAGTAACTTTTAGCCATTACTCAACCTCTCTTGTTAAAGTCTTGATGAAGTCGTCACGATCATCGTCTGAATCCCAAGCAACTTGGGACAGCATTAAGATGATTGCTGGTTCGTCATTTCCAAGCGCATCAACAAAAGCAGTAACATTCTTGACAAACTGATTCACAGTTTTCCTTGAATGGATCTTACGAAGACACGGAAAGACTGTGGTGTATCAGGAAGTGCAGCCATTGCATCTAGGGCTGGCATATACTTTGCAATAATATCGTTATCGCCTTGACGAAGAGTATTCATTCCTAGAATCTCTGGACCTTCTTGTGGGCCTATTGGGGATCCACGCATAATGTCTTCTTCTGGACGCGCTGAATCATCAAACAATCTTGTTCCGGCTTGCGCTGCTCTACGCACTTCAGATCCTGGAATAGGTCTTACATCTGGAGTAGTAGCCATTTTAGCGCCACCCATAATTGCTTCTGTCTCAACACCTTCGCCGTATGAAGTTGAACCCATACGTAGTTGATCATCTCTAACTGAAAATGGTCCTGGACCTGGAACACCCGCTTTAGGGTTCATAGGCATCTTAGCCATTTGGGTCCTCCATCGTCTCTAAATCTACTGTAAATTGTTCCCAAGCCTGATTCACTTGGTTCTTTCTAATTGCGTTGTATGTTGCTAAATCTAAAATTTCTTCTGCGAATACGTGTATCGCACTCATAATGTTGTGAAACAAACCTGCAAATAAAACAAATACATCGGCGAGACGGACAGAGCGTGGTATGTAATCTGGTTCTTTCTTCACGCTCTATCCTCTCGTTAGCCTTTACTTAAGCCTTCTTACCTTTACGTGCTTTGCCAGCATATCCGAACTTGACCATTCCACCCTTAGGCTTCTTCATATCCTTCTTGCCTTCGGTTGGCTTTGCCATCGATGCTTTTGCGCGACCGCCTTTTTTCATTTATCCACCTCCTAGCCTGCAATTTGTGCAAGTAGACTTGCGATGTCGGGACGAGCGCCAGCAGCAGGGGCCGCACCAGCCATCATTTCTGGAGTTGGCTGCGAGGCAGGGGCTGGGGCCATACCTGCCGCTGGAACTTCTTCGCCCGTCATCGGAACTTCAGGTTGAGGTTCTGGGGCGAATACCTCTTGTACGATGGTTTCTAGTTGCTTACCTTTTTGTCGACCTTTAATGACTTCAGCAATTCTTGAAACAATGAGTGAAGGATCTTGGCCTTGTGCTGCAAGCGCGGGGATAGCCTGAGCATACTGAGCAACAGCAACACGAAGAGAATCACGCACTTCTTCGATGTCAACACGTTGTTCTTCTTGAGTAACATTTAACTCCATCGGAATTTCACGACGTACATAGTCGCGGGAAACTAACTTATCGCTACGCATCTGAAGTAGTGCAATGATTGCACGGTTTGGGTCCATACCGGACATAATTCCGTAGCGAACATCTACACCGTACTCACCGTTAATTTGACGGCTTGGTACATACTTCATATTAAACGGAGTACCGTCATCAGTACCCTTGATTTCCTTGGTCATAGAACCAAAGATCTTCTCATCTACCTCAAAGCAGAGCGCAACAAGTTCAGTAAATAGACGAGCGAACTGTGCTTGTGCTGCACGAATCTGTGTATCAAATCCAGCCTGTAGCGCTTGTACGCCACGACCGGTAATAATTGAAGCATCTAGGTTTCCGCTTCTTGTCTCTGGATAACGAGCGCCGAGTCTTAACTCTCGCTCTAGTACACCGGATTCAGCGAATACTCCAGGTGGTAGTTCTAGCGGTACACGGCGAATCGCTTGTGGGTTAGCAGAGCGCATAATCGAATCAGGGCCAAGTGCGAGTTCTTGGACGTCCTGTGGAATGGCAATAGGTGCCTGTATAGATTTCTCTGCTGCTTGTATTTGCAATACTGCAAACCGAGCGCGTGCCAACTGTACCGCTAGCACATCATCAAATTGACCGCGTGCTTCACCATCAATAGAGGAACGAACAGCGACGCGGGCTAAACACTTACCAACGGGGTTAGGTAAGTTAGATAGAACCAAGTTGTTACGGTCAGGAACATAGATCATATCTTGGTCTTTGTCGTGGTAACGGACCATTGTGATATATGGAGATCCTGTTGCATACTGACTCTTAGTAACAATCTGGTTGTAGAACTCTGGATATTGCATTGCCAAAGTCTCTGCATCAGTATTTACTACTTGAGTAAGTGAGATGCAACGACCGAATCTATCAATCTCTGGATAGACTCCAAATGGATTTAGCAAACGGATACGAGGATTGTTTGTCTCGTAATCCATCTCAACAATAGATGGCAACATACCGTAGGTGTTGAACCAGTCAGCACCTTGATACATCTGGATCTGTAGTTCGCTTGATGTTACATAGTAGTTAGCGATTCTAGTTCTAGTATCTGCAGCCTTACGAGCAGAGTCTGAAACCATATTGGTTGCAGCGCAGTTAAAAGATGGCAGTGGTGCCATTGCTTCTGCTAGGTCTCTTGCTGCTACATCGATGAAGTTAGCAACAAGTGGCTTTGGATACTCCTCAGAGAACATCGCTGGGTAGACCTTGGAGATATCTCCTTGGCGTACCGAAAGCACATCACGCATACGCTGATCGCGGGCAGCGTACTTTGTCTGCATACGCGCTACCTTTGCGATAATCTCTTTGGTAGTTAACACTTAGTCGCTCCTAAATAAACTGGCGTTCTTGCTCTGCCAATAGTTCGTCAATGTTGACAACTATTCTCTTGCCTCGTTCATAGCGAGACAAAAACGGATTTTTCAAATGGTGGGCTTGATGTATTCCAGTGTTAAGCCATTCACGCGCTTTGATTTCACAGAACCAAAGTGCCATCACCATATCTGTCTTACCCTTAGTCGTAGGTGACCAAGTGATAAGTTGTTCTATTAAAGCCTTGATGTTTTCAGTTTGATCTGATGGTAGGTGAATCAGGTTATCTCTATGATGCTTGCCGTCGGCTTGCTTAGTACCAAACAAGGTTGACATAGAAGCAACACCAAAGCCCGCATCCCACTTGTTATTGCCAGTGTGATGTTCTCTTAATACTGTTCCCTTAGATGCAAGGAACTGTCTGATTCCTTCATCTTGAGTTAAGAACGATTGGAACGCATTACGCTCTACAACCCATTCTGCGGGGGTGTATAGGTTGGTCCAATCAACGATGAGTTGTCTAATCTGAGCAGGTGTTGGACGCGTAATCTTGACAGCATCAACGATATATCTCTTGTGAGTAACCCTATCAACAGCATAACAGACAGCGGCAGTGTCACCGACCATTGCAGGATCGAGGCCACAGACAAAAGAAAAGCCATTAAGATCACGAGGGTGTCCTGGGTGACCAGGGACCAAGCGGCCCGCTTTCCGCAT